TCTTCGCCTCGGGCGTTTTCTCCTCGCCGAACTACGACGATGAAAATGAATACATCGTTCTCTGCGGGCCTACCTCGGCTTTTCTCTATCGCCAGGATGAGCCTATTGAAGAGATAAGCTATCCACCTGACGAGATCATCGACGCCTCAGATAGCGTTTCGACGATCCAGGCATTCAACCGTTTCTACCTGCTGCGCGAGGCTGACATGACGCTCCCAGCGTGGGATTGGAAATACACCACCGCCTCGGGGATTGCCGTCTCGGGCACCACGGCCACGGTTCACATCACCGCTCACGGCCTCGCTGCCGGGCAGCGCGTGCGGATCGAGGAGGGGAGCCAAGCGGCGTTTCAAGGGCATGAGTATGACATCCTCACCGCTACGGCCAATTCCTTCACCATCTCAGTGCTTGCTGGCACAGCGCCGGATGTCTCGGCCGATATTGCAATTCGTCGCGTCAAAGCCCCGCTGTGGTGGGATGGATCGACGATGGAGTTTCAACGCGCCACCTCGGGCGTGCCGCTCGATAATGCGTCTTTTAAAACCCTGCGCTCCACCGGCTGGGCCAGCTATATCGGCAACCGCCTCTGGATCCCCGACGGCCGCGACACCGTGGCGATCTCTGATGTTCTTGAGCCTGATCTTTTCGACCCCTTTTTCCAATCCTTCCGCGCCAACCAGGGCAGCAACGACTACCTCGTCGCCTGTCACCCATGGGTCGAGGGCCAAGCACTGGTCTTCCTACGCAACTCGATCTGGCTGGCCAACCTCTCCGACACCAGCAACGCGACGGGCACAGATTTCACGGTGGACTCCGCCGTTTCCAAGCTCACGCTCCTCACCGACGAGATCGGCTGCGTAGCCCGCCGCTCGATCCAGACGGCCGGTCAGTTTGTATTCTTTCTCTCCGACGCCGGAGTTTACCGCCTAGACACCCAGCTCGACCTAAAGCTCCGAGCCAACACCCAGCCGCTCTCGGACCCCATCGCCGACCAGATCGACGAGATCAACACCGACTACGCCTACCTCGCCGTAGGCCGTTGGTGGAACAATCGCTACTACCTCGCCGTTCCCATCGGCGAGAACGCCACGGCCAACAACACGCTCTTCCTCTGGAACGCCCTCAACTCGCAATGGGAAAGCCGCGACACCTACAGCTTTAGCCTCGATGAACTCCTCATCGCCGGATACGACAGCTCGCGCCGCCTCTACTGCGCCAGCCGCACCGGAAGCCTTTTCCTTCTCGACGAGCTCGACACAGGCGACGAGGTGCCATTCGCCAACGACGAAGACCTCTACACCGACATTCCCGGCTATCTACTGACCCGCCGCTACGGCTGGGGAAGCCTCAACACCAAGCGCCTCACCCGCGCCAAAGCCTCCCTGCTCCTGCCCGCCGAAGCCTCCTGCGAACTCCGCGCCATCACCACCGACTACGATGCCGACTACCAAATCGCCACCCTTGCCAATACCTCGGGCGAGCAAGAGGACTACACACTCAAAGCCCCCCTCCGCACGAAGGCAACCGGCCTCGACCTCGAATACCACACGCTTACAGGCCGCCCGACCCTCCGCCAAATCAGCGCCGAAGCCACCCGCTCCGCCCTCGACCCCACCGAAACCCGCACCCTCAACTAACCATGGCATCTCTAACTAAAGGCAAAACCTTTGTAAACGGCGAACTCGTCACCCCCGAGAAACTTCACCAACTCGTCGATTCGGCCACTATCGCCAATATCGTCAACGCCGACATCGCCGCCGGTGCGGCCATCGCCGACACGAAACTGGCCACCATTTCCACGGCCAACAAAGTCGCCCAATCTGCGGTTGTCAACCTCACGACCGACCTAGCTGGGAAAGCCGCCTCGTCGCACACGCACACGATTGCCAATGTGACGGGCCTGCAAACGGCCCTTGATGGCAAGCAAGCCTCTGGAAGCTACGCGCCTGCAACGGGTATTGCGCAATCTGCCGTGACCAACCTCACGACCGACCTGGCTGGGAAGGCTGCTGCAAGCCACACGCACACTATTGCCAATGTGACGAACCTGCAAACGGCCCTTGATGGCAAGCAGGCGTCTGGAAGCTATGCGCCTGCAACGGGCATTGCGCCAAGCGCCATCACGGGAACGGCGGTTATCACGACAGACTCCCGTCTTTCCGATGCCAGGACGCCCGTCGCGCACACTCACGCAGCTACCGACATTACCTCCGGCACACTCGCCAACGCCCGCACCACAGCCACCAACGCCAACACGGCCAACGCCATCGTTGCTCGGGATTCGTTTGGTGATTTTGTGGCTAATCGTGTAACATCCTCGCAGACAATTCCAAAAGCAGGATCGCTAAGATTTAATGACACTTTTGGAACAGAAATTGAAATAACTGGTGATTCCGTAGATGATAAATTATTTATAAAAGCTGGCGGATCAACAATTATTGAAATTGACAATACCAGTGGATTTCCAATTTTTAAAATTAACTCGGGAATAAGCAATGCATTCCGTGTCTCAATAGGCGGTTCGGCGCCTCCGGCCTGCGCAAAACTTGAAATTGAAAGCACTTCACAAGGCTTTTTGTTACCACGAATGACTACAGCTCAACGGAACGCAATAGTTTCTCCAGTCAGAGGATTGATGATTTACAACACGACAACAGAAAAAGTGGAAACATTTGGTGGAATTAACTATCCGCAATATTGGATTTAACCTCTTCCCAAATGACCCCCGCCCCCACCATGCTCCGCCCCGAGCCCCACCACGCGACCAAGCTCGCTGTGCGTCGCTCTCCGTTGCACCGGTGGGGCGTCTTCGCCACGGCTCGCATCGCCAAGCACGAAGTGCTCGAAGAGGCTCCCTACGCCTGCGTGCCCAAGAAACAACTCGCCAAAGCCCCCGCCTGCGAGACCTACAGCTACTACCTCAACGACTCCACCAGCATCATCGGCTTCGGCCTCGCCCCCCTCTACAACCACCACGACACCCCCAACGCCTGCCATGAGATCGACCAGGTAAACGAACTCATGCGGCACTACGCCCTGCGCGACATCGCCGCAGGCGAAGAGATCACCCTCAACTACGGCGCAGATAACGCCAAACACTTCTTAGAAAAGGAATAAAATACTATGCCAGCAATGAACATGAGCGGTGGGGGCGGAGGAGGGGGAATGTCCGGCGGCGGCGGCGGTGGCGCGATGAGCGCAGCCCCCGCGATGAGCGCAGCCATGTCCGGCAACAACGCCATGTCAACAGGGTCAACAATGTCCAGCGCCATGAGCGGCGGCAACAACGCTATGTCCAGCGGCGGCATGGGTATGGGCATGAGCGCCCCGCCAGCCCCGCAGCCTCGCAGTCTCTCCGAAGAAATGGCCGCCATCTCCGGCTTCGCCCAAGCCAACGCCCAAGCGCAGGCCAACACCACCGTGGATACCGCAGGCCGACTCAGCGATCAGGCCATCGAGAACACCGGCGACATTGCGCAAAGACTCCAAGACAGCACCTACACCGCCGCCGCCAACCAAAACATCCGCGACGCTGGAACATCCTCTGCCCAACTCGGCCAGAGCTACAACCAAGTCGGCCAGACTGCCGACCGTGTAGCCGCCTACAACGACCCCGCCCAAGCCCGGTTGAACCAGCTGGCCCTCGGCCAGCTCTACCGACCCGACCAGCTTTCCTCCCAGAATGTCGCCGCCGACCAAGTGACCGGCTCCCGCGTAGCCAATGTCGGCAATACGCAAACCGCCCAAGCCGGACCAGTTAATGATGTCCAAGCGCAGCGTGTCCGCGCCGCCCAAGGCTACGCCTCGCAGATGGGCCCGGTTGATAATGTGCAAGCCGCTACCACCGGCGCAATCGAGCGCGTCGGGGGAACGCAAGTCGGTGCGGTGGACCCCATGGAAGCCGCCCGCGTCCGCCGAGTCCAAGACATCCAAGCGCAAAATGTCCGTGCCAGCGCCGCCGAGCGTGGCTTGATGAATGAAGCCCGTGGCAATGGGCTCCTCGGCCAACTTGAAGGCCAAGCCAGCAACGACCTCGCCCTCGGCCGCTCCCTCTCAGCCGAGCAAAGCCGCGACGCCATTCAATCTTCCCGTGCCGCATCATCCGCCCGTGGCCTCGGCCTCGGCCAATCCGCTATGGCCGCCGAGCTTCTCAACCGCGACCGTTTCGCCACCTCCAGGGAAAACGAACGCCGCACTTTTGCTGGCAATGTCCTCGGCCAAGGCATGGCTCTCCGCACCTCGGCCAACCAAGCCTACGCCCAACGGCAGGACGCCAACGCAGGCCGCTCCCTGCAAGCCGACAGCACAAACCAATCTGTGGCTCAAGCCCGCGCCATGCAGAATGCGCAGTTTGCCCAACAGGCCCGGCTCACCGATAACCAAAACGCCCAGCAACGAGTCCTTGCCGAGGCCGGTTACGCCCAACAGGCCGGATTGAGCAACCAAGATTTCAGTTTCCGCGCCAACTCCCAAGACGCTCAATTTTCTCAGCAAGCCAACCTTGCCAACCAACAGGCCGCCCTTCAACAAGGCCAATACAACGCCAGCAACCAGCAGGCCATGGAATTGGCCAACCTCCAAAACCGCCAGCAGGCCAACCTTTCCAACCAAGACGCCTTCCTGCGTGCCGGTCTCGCCAACCAAGCCACCGCCCTCCAGCTCGGCCAGACCAACGCACAGCTCCGGCAACAAGGCTACCTCACCGATAATTCCAACGCGCAGCAAGCCGCCATGGCCGATGCAGGCTACGCGCAACAGGCCAACCTCTCAAACCAAGACGCCAACCTCCGCGCCGCCCAATACAACAGCAGCCAAAACCTCGCAGCCCAGCAGGCGAACCAATCGGCAAACTACAACGCCAACTACGCCAACCAAAATTTCCTGCAAGGCGTCGCCAGCCAGAACTTCAACCAATTTTCGGGACAGCAAAGCATGCTCGGCAGTCTCTACGGCCAGCAAGCAGGCATCGCCCAAAACCAATACGCCAACAACCTCGGCCTCGCCCAAGCCAATGTCGCGCTCGACCCATACCAACGCGCTCTCGGCAGCAACATCCCCATAGCCAGCCAAGGCAACGCCGCGAACATGATCGGCCAGAGCTTCACCGGCACCATGGGCTACGGCAGCGACCTCTACAACACCAACACCAACATGCAGGCCAGCCTCTACAACACCTACAACACCAACCAAGCCGCTCTCAAGGCCGCGCAGATCACCGGCGGAGCAAGCAGTAATGCAGGCTGGATGGCTATGCTCGGCGGAGCAGCCCAAGGCGCAGGTGCGCTCGGTGGAGGTTATCTTGCAGGAAGGTAAAAATGTATAACTCCTTCAATACTCCTGCATGGGCTATTGTTGCCTCCAAGCAACCCCAGCCCGCCCAGCAATCCTCGCAATCTAATCCTATGATGGGAGCCGCCACCGGCATCGGCATGAAATATGCCACCGGAGGAAGCAGCGGAGCAAGTGGCGGCGGAGCGAGCGGTATAGGCGGAGGGTGGGCAGGAGTGCCTGGAGGCGTTGTAAACGGAGTCATGGCCGGGCACTATATTTCACAAACAGACCCCAACCTATCTAACCAAAAGGACGGGTTTGGTAAAAATTGGCAAGATCGCCGAGCCTATGTTGGGGGGGCAATTACGGGCGGCGTCATGGGTTACTATGGACTTGGAGCACTTGCCGGGCCAGCCACTATTGCAGCCAGTAAATTTATGGAACCCGCCACCCGCGCCGCTATTAAGTGGGGCGACTCTTGGGGCGGAGCAGGCGGAGCTCTCATGCTGGATCCTATCGGTGCCGTCGCCAGCGGCAAATACTCCGGCGGCGAACTCCTCAAAGGCGCTGCCCTCGGCCCATTCACCAAAGTTTTTAAATAACCCCCAATCCCCTCCCGCTCATGTATAATCCCCAGCCCGACCGCTCTGCGGAAATCCTGACCAACGCCAACAACCAGGCCGCTTCCATTCAATTCCAAGGCATGCAAAACCTCGGAAATTCTATCGCTGCCCTTGGTAAGTCGTATGCAGACGGCATCACAAAAGCCCACGAAAATTCAGCTAAGGCCAACACTAACTTGGGAACGGGAGAAGCTATTTCCAGTATCTACAAAACCTACGGCACGCCTGAGCAATACCAAGACTACATCGCTGGCTTGGATCGCAATGCGAACAACCAAGACAAACTTGCAGGCTACAACGCTATGCACATCCAAACGGCCGATGCCCTTATGAAAATGGCTCAAGTAAAAGCCCAATACACTGCCCTTGGTAATGCCTACGCTCAGAAGCAGGCTGTTCGAGGAACATCCAATCCTTTTTACTCGGTCGAACTCGACCCTTCGGTTGACATCAACCAGTAGAATATCCCCATGGCCTCCACCGCACAAAACGATTATTCCGGCTCTCTTCCGTCGGCGGACTTGGACCCGAACGGCATTCTTCCTACCGGCAACGCGCTCATGGCTGTCGTTCCCAGCGACCCTACCGCAGTTCAACAACCTGTCGGCAGCGCGATGGATGCCATGGACGGGCAGGAAGAGGAGCCGTTGGACGACTTAGCCGCACAGCTTGCCGCAGGCCGACGCATTCGCATTACGAGTCAAGCGCAGTGGGATGCTATGTCTCCGCACCAGAAGGAAGTTGTCCGTGCTGCCATGGCTACCGGAGGCAAGATGCGTGCCGGTGATGCTGTGCGTATCTACCAGGATAGTGTGAAACGCGCCCGCGCTACGCAAGGGCAGACCGTAAGTTTTGAAGATGGCACCAAGGTAAATATGGTGAACGGCATGATTGTGCCTCCCACCAAGCAGCCCGAGCCGGTCAAACGCGAGCTTAGGGAAATGGCAGATGGTCTGCGATCCACTGATCCTTCCACCGGAGAATCATTCTTGGCTTACGACAAATACTCAGGCGATCCAGTAGCGGGAAAACTAAAAATCTCGGAAGACAACCGAG